GATTGAGTTTAAGATTGATAACAAAGACAAGCAAGAGATCGCTGCAACTTTCTATAAACGAGTTGCACAAATTCTAAAACAAGAACAGATTGAGTTCGATCCTAAAGTTGTAGTTGAGTTGGTGATGAAACACTTTCCAGATTACCGTAGGATTCTAAATGAACTCCAACGATACTCTGTTTCTGGTAAGATTGATTCTGGCATCCTTGTCAATATGTCCGAGGAATCATTTAAGAGTTTAATCAAACTTCTAAAAGAAAAAGACTTCACCGAAGTCCGTAAGTGGGTTTCAAAGAACTCCGACTCAGATACTACATCACTATTCCGTGAACTATATGATAGTGCTGCAAACACGATTGAACCAAACAGTGTTCCACAGTTGGTTCTTATTCTTGCAGACTATCAATATAAAGCAGCATTTGTAGCTGACCATGAACTAAATATAATGGCAGCACTCACTGAGATTATGGCTCAGTGTAAATTCAAATGAGGCTAATATGGAACTTATTCTTTTAGTAGTATATACATTTATTATATGGCTCGGTGGATCAGTTGCTGGTTGGAATGCCAGAGAAAAACATGCCAAGAAACAAGTTGAACGACATTTCGAACAGTTGCTTGAACAACAAGAAGAAAAGATCCATATCATTATCGAAAAACATAATGATATGTTATATGTTTACGATAAAGATACTAAACAATTCATGGCGCAAGGATCTACAAAAGAAGCTGTAGAGAAAATTCTTGTAGAAAGATTTCCTGGAAAACGATTTGCTTGTCACGAGTCTACACTGAAAGAAGTTGGATTTATATCATGACACCATTTGATTTTATTAATGCAATCAATTTTACAAAGAAAGATCTTTTAGCAGAAGACCAGATGGCTAAGAAGGACTATGTTCCTTTTATTATTAACAGGGGTTTAGGTTATTTTCCCGATACAGTCCTATATGCGAATGAGATGAATCGTAACTCATCCATTCCAGTGGACTGGCAGTTTTCTTTTCTACTAAATAGTATCTCTAAGAAGAAAAGATTCTCTAAATGGCACAAAAAAGATGCCGAAACAGAGTCTCTTCGATTAGTTAAAGAATACTTTGGTTATTCCGATTCTAAGGCAATTGATGCCCTAAGTATATTGACGGAAGACCAGTTAGTTATGATAAAAGAAAAATTATACAAAGGTGGAAAATAATGACTGTCGAATTGATTTATTACGACTGGACAGCTGAGTCCATGCTTGAAGTGATACTACCAGAACCAGATAACTTTCTAAAGGTTCGTGAGACACTCACCCGCATCGGGATCGCTTCCAGAAAAGAAAACAAACTGTATCAATCTTGCCATATTTTACATAAGCAAGGTAGATACTTTATTGTCCACTTCAAAGAATTGTTTGCTCTTGATGGTAAAGAATCTAACATCACGAGTGGCGATATCGAGCGCAGAAATGCCATTGCTGGTTTGCTTCAAGATTGGGATCTATTAAAGATACTAAATAATACGCAAGCAGACAATAAGGCATCACTGTCTCAAATTAAAGTAGTCTCTTTTAAAGAGAAAAATGAATGGGAACTTGTTCCTAAATATAACATAGGAAAAAAATCAAAATGATTAAACTTGAATTGAGTATCGATGATTGTAATATGATTCTTCGTGTATTGGGTAAGCACCCATTTGAGGAAGTAGTCGCAGTTATTAACAAAATTAAAGCACAGGGCGAGCCACAAGTGCAAGCCATGGAAGCAGAAGCTGCAAAAGCTGCAGCTGAATTACCTGCTGTTGAATAAGGGTTATCGTTAGTCTAAACTAATGATTTTCATTAGCTGGTTTTTAGTCTCTTAGTCCTAAGTAGTAAGTCCAATAACGGACTAACAATTAGGAGATTACTATGTGGACTAAACCAGAAGCAGTAGAAATGAGATACGGATTCGAAATCACTATGTATGTGATGAATCGATAAGAATTCACCTTAGGACCACTAAGTTACGAATCGTTGGTAAAGCTGTCAGTACGATAAGCTGTCGCTGGAACCAGTAACCAGCATTAATGATATGCCTTCGGGGTATCACTTTTAATTAAACTCGCTTAATAGGAGAAACAAAATGGTAAGACAATTCATTCCCACACTTTTTGGTGAACACTTCAAAGACTTTGATAAGGTGTTCGTAGGTTTCGATGACCAGTTCTCGAAGATGCAAAGTCTTCATGATGAACTAACCAAAAACATTCCCAACTATCCTCCATTCAATGTTCGCAAGAACGGTAATACCTACACGATTGAAATCGCTGTGGCAGGTTTCGCACAAAACGAAATCGACATTACCATTGATGGTGGTAAGTTAATCGTTAAGGGTAACTCTGAGTCAACAGAGCCAGAGGATACTGATTACTTGTTCAAAGGTATTGGCATGCGTGCGTTTACTCGTGCGTGGGCAATCGGTGATCAGTATGAAGTTAAAGATGCTGAGTTGTTCAATGGTGTTTTAAAGATCGCTCTCGATCAATTGATTCCAGAACAAAATAAAGCAAAGAAAGTTCCAGTGAAAACTAAAGGACAAAAAGAATTCTTACAAGAGGACGCATATGATAAAGCTGCTGAGACGCTGTAAACAATTTTTTGTCCTTATGCTTGAAGCACTTGTTGAGGCTCGTAAAGCCAGAGCAGATGCGATAACAAAGGGTATCGGAAGATAAACAAATAATCGTACAAGTAGGGAGAGTTTCGGCTCTCCCTAAATACTTGTATGAAAGCCAAACTATCACCAAACATGATATCTTTCGTTACAGTTCGTCGTGGCGATTGGATATTAAAAATATCTGTTTATAAAAACAAACAGGTAATGGTAGTTGCACAGCATTGTTATGAGTATGAAAGAACATCAATTGCATTCTTTACTGACCAAAACATTGCTGCAGATTTTATTGAACAACTTGTTATAGAGGATTGAGATGACAGAGATTAAAGTATTTAAATTGATTAGTGGTGAAGAATTGATTGGCAAAGTAGAAATTACTGGACTTGGATATACAATAGAAGCACCAGCAACTATTCTCATGCAACAAACAAAAGATGGTGTTGGTTTAGCATTAATGCCATACATGCCTTATACCGAAGGAAAGGTGAAATTGTTCAGTCAATGTATCGCCACCGAAGGTACTCCATCAGATAAAATGACCAACGAATATAGCCGATTATTTGGCTCAGGGATAGAGATCGCTCCAGCGTCCGCTTTAGTCGGTCTGTAACCCTTACTAGGCTCTCCCTAGACCTCCCTCCAAACCCTCTCTTGTAGAGGGTTTTTCACATTCTAAACCCTTGTAGATACAGGGGTTTCTAATCCCCTCAACTCTGTAGGGTTACTCCATAAAGGTGTTGTCTTTAATTGCAACTTGGTGTATAATATAGTCTTAGAAAGTTGAAAAGGAAATGAAAATGACTGAATTTGAAAAGCGTTGCTACGGTATCTCTGAATCTGACATTCGTGAGCAGTACATGAGTTCGATTACTGCTCGTCTGAGTGGTTTGGAAATGGTTGCGATGGGTGTTCTTTCTGATGCTCAAGAACTGATGACCTTTGGTAATGATCAAGCAACTGATCAAGCACGCAAAAACATCAATATCGCAAAGTTCATTCTATCAGAAATGATGGAAGCCCGAATGACTGAAACTGTTTAATTAAAAGGAAAATATATTATGTTCTATAAATCAAAATCTGAGATCCGTGCTGAAACCGAAAAACAAGTGAAGCTGTTTTTGAAGAAGGGTGGATCGATCGAAGTTGTAAAGGCACGCAAAGCACCAACGCAACGCATGTCTGGTAAAGTTACAAGATCTGGTTCCACTGGGACTTCTGGTTTTGCAGCTGGATTCCCTCGCAAGAGTTGCATCTAAGTGTTGTCTTTAATTCAGAATTGAGGTATAATAGTAGTATGAAAATCGAAAAGGAATTGCAAATGTCAAACGAATTCAAATCTTGGGAAGAAATGTCTGTGTTGGAACAAATGCAATGCCAGTACTGGGATATGTATAAGGATGCTTATGGTGTTCGTCCTCGTGGTGTCGATACCTCTGCTTGGACTGAGGAAGTGTTCATGGCTGAATTCGAATTGCTTGGTAAAGTTATCGAGCAGGAAGAAATTGCTCGCAAAGAAAGCGAAGCCAATGCGTCTGTTCGGTTCGAAGCACAGATGGATTCTTTAATGCAGGCTGGCGCAGTTAGTCGTGATGCTGCACTCAAATGGATTCACGAAGCAGAAGGTAGCGATGGTGACGATGAGTACTTGTGCTTTTTGCTAGGTCTTTCCTATGGTTACTTTAGGAAAGCAGCATGATTCTCGCTAGAGAAATTACCAAATGGGATGTTGAATACAGACAACCCAACCACACTTATTTGATGTCCGAAAATATGGAAAAGATTTTCGGTTACTTCATGTGGAACAATCCAAAAGATTTTAAGATGTTTAGCAAACCAATGCGGTTTGATACTCGATATCGTAAATTCAAAGTTCTCAAACGCAACATGCACTTCGAAGGACAAAAGTCCACGAATAAAATTTGGGAAATTAAAGGTAGCAAAGACCATGTATATACCGTAGAAGAATCAGAGAATGGTATGGTCTGTAGTTGTATCGGTTTTAAATATCATGGTAAGTGTAAACATATTGATGGAGTGATGAATGAACATAAATGAATTTCTAAACAGTCTTGCTGAAAATGCCTCACGCAATTTCAAGATCGAACAATTAAACGCACAGAGCGATAACGAAACTCTGCGTGAGGTAATTCGGCTAGCACTAGATCCATTTACTCAATTCTATCAACGAAAGATTCCTGAGTATACCACTGACTCAAAACAAACAAGTCTTGATCAAGCCATGCTTGCATTGTATGACTTGAAAGAAAGAGTCGTGACTGGTAATGCAGCAATTGAATATCTCCGTATGCTTCTCTCATCCGTATCGGCTGACGATGCTAAGGTATTGGAGAGAATCATCTCCAAAGATTTGAAGTGTGGTGTTGATGTATCGACTGCCAACAAAGTTTGGTCTGGTTTGATTCCTGAATACCCATGCATGTTATGTTCACCATTCGAACAGAAGTTGGTTGACAAGATTAAGTTCCCAGCCTATGCTCAAATGAAGATGGATGGTATGCGATTCAATGCTATTGTCCGTGGTGGCAAAGTAGAATTCCGTAGTCGTAATGGTAAGCAGATTCATCTGCTGGGTAATCTTGAAGCAGAGTTTGCTGCATTAGCAGGTTCAATTGATTGTGTTTTTGATGGTGAGTTGTTGGTCATGGACGACATGACGATGCAGTTTGCTGATCGTCAAACAGGTAATGGTATACTCAACAAAGCAAACAAGGGTACAATCTCTGCCGAAGATGCAGCAAAGGTTCATGCAACTGTTTGGGATCTGATTCCATATGTTCAATTCATTGATGGATACTGTCAGACTCCATACTCAAAACGATACTCTACTCTGCAAGCAATTATAAGCAAGCAAAAAGCAGATGGTAAAAAGATTTGGAATGTGACATCAACCATTGTGGAAACATTGGAAGAAGCGCAAGAGATTTTCCAAGGTTATCTTGCAGAAGGATTCGAAGGTATCATTCTTAAGGATGGTGCTGGTGTTTGGGAAGACAAACGAAGCAAGACTCAGATTAAATTCAAAGGTGAATTGGAATGCGATCTTAAGATTGTTGCAGTTGAAGAAGGTAAAGGTAAAGCAGTAGGTATGCTTGGTGCAATTATCTGCGAATCAGCAGATGCAATTGTAAAGGTAAATGTAGGATCTGGTTTCAATGATGCTCAAAGAAAGCAATATTGGAAAGAAAATATAGTTGACAAAATCGTGGCAGTGAAGTATAATAGTCGTATCAAGAACAAAGCTGGAGAAGAATCATTGTTCCTTCCAGTGTTCATTGAACTGCGTGACGACAAAGATATTGCAGACAACTCAAAGGTAATAAAATGAAAGTAGCAATTAATAGATGTTTTGGTGGATTCGGTATCTCAAATGAAGCGTTTGAGAATTTATTAGATCGTAAGGGTATTGCATTCGACAAAGTTGAACCAGAAGAAGGTCGTTCATTCATTGGCGCATCTTACTATGAGGCAGGTCACTCTGGTAGTGATGACCACTACCTAAGTGATTATGAAATGACTCAGGATCGTGCAGATCCAGATTTGATCGCAGTCATCGAAGAGATGGGTGATAGAGCAAACTCTTTCGCTGCAGAGATTGCCATCGTAGAAATTCCTGACGATGTTGAATGGCATATTCATGAATACGATGGACTTGAACATGTAGCTGAAAATCATAGGACTTGGTCATGAGAAAAGAACTAGACGAAGCACTCTGTGCAAAGTATCCGCTGATCTTCAAAGATCGTAATGCGGATATGCGCACCACAGCCATGTGCTGGGGACTTGAATGCGGTGATGGTTGGTATAACATCATCGATGTTCTCTGTGGTCTATTGACTTCTGAATATCGTTTTGCAAAAAGTCAGTATGAATATATCAAAGATAAAGTTGATCAACCAACATATGGTTTTAAACCTGATGGAGATCCAGTTGGTAAAATTATCACCCAAGAACTGATTGATGAACGCAAAGCAAAGATGGAAGAAGAAGAATTGAAGGTTCCAGTTGCTTCTCAAGTTAAAGAAAAGTTTGGTGGACTTCGTTTCTATGTTCA